CAGGTTGGCTCCGCGCAGGTCGGCTTCGCGCAGGTCGGCTTCGCGCAGGTCGGCTCCGTACAGGTTGGCTCCGTACAGGTCGGCTCCGTACAGGTTGGCTCCGCGCAGGTCGGCTTCGCGCAGGTCGGCTTCGCGCAGGTCGGCTTCGCGCAGGTCGGCTTCGCGCAGGTTGGCTCCGCACAGGTTGGCTCCGTACAGGTTGGCTCCGTACAGGTTGGCTTCGCGCAGGTCGGCTCCGCGCAGGTTGGCTCCGTACAGGTCGGCTCCGTACAGGTTGGCTCCGCGCAGGTTGGCTCCGCGCAGGTTGGCTCCGCGCAGGTTGGCTCCGCCTTTCAAGGCCTCCAATACCGTTTTGGCAAGCGTATTGTCAACGCTCGAATACTCGAAAAGGATAGAACCTGTCCAGCGGTTCTTGATCGATATTTTAATCTCTTTGTTCATGGTTGTTGTGTCACATTGTTAAATACCAACGTATTTCCGACTGGAATTCCTCGATCGTCCGGCAGACGACGTGTCTGTTCCCGTTCGTGATTGCGAGTGAACGCCATTCGATTTGCGCGTCCGATAGGACGGAACGTCGGTCGGGAGTCTTCATTTCGATACATAGGGCGTTGAAGCCTCCACGTCCGAGCAGCAGGATAAGGTCGGTAACGCCTGCCGTTACGCCCTCGGCTTTCATTATCGCGGCTTCCGTGCGGCTCCGGGCGCCGCCGTTCGGTACGGCGAACAGGAGCTTCCCGATGTCCGGGTATTGGAGTCGAAACCAGCTGACGCACATTCGTTGCAGGTGTGATTCGATGTGTCGTGTCATGGTGATTATTATAACTCGTCCGGGATATTATACCGCGCCTTGTCTCCTTTGAGCACCCATCCGGGCTTCTCGGCCCCGCTAATGCGTATCGGAGCATAATCGTCCGTGCTGCCGCCGTTCCGGGACACCTCATTGCACATCGCGGAATACGTCAGAATCCGACATTTCACATCGATGCCCAAGATGTCGGCGATCGTCAGCCGTTTGTACGTGGACGTGTCCAGCACCCTGTTCAGGGCGTATTCCAGCCGCTTCCCGCTCATTCCCGTCTTCCCGATACGCTCGGCAAGGATAGAGAAGAATTCACTCGACATATCCGGAAAACATACGGACAGCTTATGCACAACCGTGGCGATATGTGCTGCCGATGCCGGAGGCCCTGCAAGTACGGATACTTCCTCACTCCCACTCTTGGCGAGTGTGAGCGCGAGAGATTCCCTCGGCGACGGCCCGAGCGAGCTCATCAGGGCCTGGGGGTTGATTCTTTGCACTTCGTCCATAGTCATTTGTCGTTTTCAGCGGGAATAACCCCGCCCAGTTATTTGCCATAGATTGTCGGATGATCTTACGGGCAATGTCCGGATCCTCGTTTGAAAGTTCCCGCAATTTGGAATAACAAGCCTTTAATCCCTGCTGCCGATAGGTCTGTCCGCGCTCAGACTTGTAAGCAAGCCATTCCGCCATCACTGGCTGGAACGAAGGTTCGACGAAGGATAAATCAGCCTCTTTTCTTTTGCCGCAACTTTTCTTTTTCTCTGGTCCGTTTTCTACGGATTCATCGTCAGAGTCAGGAGAGCCGATTTCCCCCTTAGGGGGATTATAGGGGGTACTACTATCCCTATCCTTTTCCTCTCCTATTATAGTCACTGATTGATCACTGATTGATCCATGATTGATCACTGATTGATCAGTGAATTTAGCTAAAATATTGTCTAATAGCTTCTTATCGATGTTTACATCATCCAAATTAGGTCGATTGATTATTTGGTGACGGGAGAAAGTAGGAAGATAATAGAAACTCTCCGATTTGACGGAGAGAAGACTAATAAAACCGGTCTTCTCGAGTAACCCTAACCACGCCTCCAGTTGTTGGATCTGTATTCTGTCGTAAGGAAATATTTTTGATTTTAGCCAAACTGGATCGGCGATCACCACACCCAAATCGTCCGCAAAGGTCCAAAGACCTATATATAGCAGACGGGCGTCACGAGGGATTCGGCCTATTTTCGCGTCATCCCAAAATTGTGGCTTTATAGTTCGTATTCTTGCCATATCATAGCCATATTTGCTGGTGTTGCATCTCCCTTTCGATGAAGCCTATCCACTCCGCCTCGTCAGGCGCTGGCAGGTCTATTCCGGCCTCCGCGGCCGCCCAGTTGCGGAAACGCTCTATTGCCGTTGTCATCTCTCCGGTGTCGAGGTCCCGGCTCGAGCGGAGCCTTTCAATCTCTTTGTGCATCAGTTCGTCGAACTCGACACGCACGAACAACTCCGGATTGCAAAACCTCTTGAAATACTCCGTTTTCACGTACGACAGTGTGCACCCTGTCTGCATTGCGAATTCGCCGAGTAAGGCGTGCAAATACCTGTTTTGGGGCGATGACCGCCTGGGCTTACGCTCCGAACACTCGACAACGGCCCGTCGCGCCATAAGGGCGTTTGCACGTCGCTTGAAGCGCTCCCGGTCGATGTCGGTGTTCAGATCGTAAACCATACGGCACTACATCAGAAAGGGAGGTCATCCACGTTCTCGGCGACCGGCAAATCCGCAACTTGATCGGGCGTCGGCTCCGCCGGGCGAAATACCACTGACTTACCCCGGCCTACATACACTCGTTTGTCCTTGCGCTCGCGCTCCTCCTTGGACTGACGCATGAACACACAGTGCGTGTTCTCGTACTGATCAGCCTCGCGGAGTTCCGAAACACAAATAGAAATGTACTTCTTGCCGTTTTCAGCAACGAAAATCTTGTCCCTGGGAATGTCGCTGACACACAACGACACATTGATAAGTTCTGTCATTATTCCTATTGTTTTTTGAAAGTTGTCTTAATTACTGTTTTGCTGCTCCGAGCCGGCGGGAACATCACCACGCCAGTATCGGGGTCTGCAACCCCAGATGACGGTATGTGCTTCAACATCGTTTCCCGTTCTTTGATGTCGGCTTTCAGGGCTTCCAGCGTGGCGTACATATCCGCCAGCTTGCTATCGCCGCACATCGAATAATCGTATTTGACGCCGGATTCGCACTCTTCCAGCACACAGTCGCCGAACGTCTGTTTCTTACCGTATTTAGATAACTCCCGCAGCGTGATGTCTCGCACATCAACGTTATCCTTGTAGAGGGCTATGGCCTTTTCCATACGGCTGATGTTGATATGGGCCGTTATCGGGTCTACCTCCCCGTTTACAACCGAGGAGATAGCCCGGGCGGCCAGCTCGGAGGCAGACGCCGTTTCCCGAATCAATGTTGCCTGTGTCTCCATATCACTTCGCATTTTTCCGAGCCTGACGGTATGATTCAAAGAGCGCCGAGAAGCGATCGACGACTTCCGCATCGGCATCGTATGATTTCAGCAATCGCGCTCCGGCGTCGAAATCCGCGGCATAGTTGGCCGTAGTGAGAAATCCATACATCCATTTCATCAGCTGATCGCAGACAATGGGGTTGTCCAGGCGTTCCATAGTGATGCGCTTGCGGGCCGGAGCAGTTGCCGGGACCGTGGACGGTTGTGCTGTTTTGGTATTTTGTGCCGCCGCCCGGTTGGCGTTCTCCGTGTGCCACTTGTCCGTGTCCGCATCTTTCGTATCGTCGATGCAGAACAACCCGTTAAGGGCATATTTGCGGGCATAACTGGATGCTGTACCCGTTATCTGCGACCCGTCCATACCCTTCTTGTCGAGGTCCTCGCGGGCAAAGGCCGTTGCCGTCTCGACCTCTCCGGCGGCGTTCGTGATGCGCGCCGTGGCCTTCACGTAGTAGCGGTCCCCGACGACGACGATGTCGTCGCACAGGTTCAGGACGCATTCGTGCGCCTTGAGTATCGGTTTGACCGCTTCGAGAATATCCTCGCAACTTCGATATTTGTATTTTCCGAAGTTGTTATACTGCCCTTTGGGGGCTTTCAATTCCGATTGGATGGCGACTAACTCTTTCATGGCTTAGTCTTCGATATAGGTTACTTCCGGTGCTGTAACTTTGGCCGGATCAAGATTGCGCATGCAATCCCGTTTGGCCTTCTCGATCTCTTTGGCCGTCATGCGGCGGTTCTCCTCATGGCTGGTGATCAGCTTGCCAGTAGCACGGCTTCTGACTTCAATACGTGGTCTCATAATATTATAAGTTGTTTCGTTTTGCGTAATCGTTCATTCGTTTTGCCAGGCACGGACGGGAACAATCATAGATCGTGTCCCATACTTCTGTAACCGTGAACCCCTCATCGGGGGCGCTCAACAGATCGTCCCATAGGTAATGACGCTCCACGGTGATGTGAAATACACCCCAGTCCACTTCGAAAGTGAATCCGTCGACATCCCCGTAGGTATAATACTGGCCTCGATCTGAATCTTGGGCATCTCCGGGTGTCTTATGTTCGAAAAAAGCGGCGAACATTTTGAAGAGCAGCTTCATTGACTTGTCAGACAATGTGAATTCGTTAAGTGTCGGACGCTTTTTGACGTTGCCCGTAATATATTCGCTCGGGATGTCTACCAGCTCCTCCGATGCCGGAAGAACCGGGGATGTTGTCGTGGTGTGGTATTGCGTGTTCATGGTTAATCGAATTTTTCAAATACGCGGGTGAGAATGACCTCCACGACGTCGTAGATGCGCTTGTCGGAGTAGACGATACCGAAAACTGCGGCTATCACCAATAGCGGCAGAACCAGCGTTACAAGATGCTCCATGATTCAGCGGTTTAGAATTTTTTGATGCGAATCGACCCGACCTCTATTTCGGTCGAGAAATACCGATCTTCGCAGTCGGCAATGGCATATCCCAGCGCAAGAAGAGGATGCGCCGTTTTGTAGGGACACGAAAAATCGAGCCCCACGGGTTGATTGCCGTACTCTTTGTGTACGGTTGCGGTAAAGGATACCTGGTATGTTTGCTCTTCGCTCAGAGTGAGTTTCCGCATGTCGCGGAGAAAATACGGGAAGCGCTTTGCGCGCGGTGTGGTCTGGGTGTTATTTACCCGGGTACCACTTTTAACTTGGTCTCGCATTGTCAGTTAAAAGTTTAAATTAATATGTAAAGGGCAATAAAAAAGGCGTTGCCCCAGTCAAGTTTGCGAGACCGACACCCTCGGTATAACCGAAAGTGGACAAGGGACAACGCTTTATAAAGCGTTAGATATGTTCTTTGTTGATACCAAAGGTATCGATCTCGCGACAGCAAAGGTAGAAAATCATTTCGAATCTGCAAAATTATTTGCCATCGGCATCGAAAAAAGGTATCGACGGCTTCTCCTTACGGGCTATTCGGTACATCATCTCAGCCTTTGCACCGTTGATAATCTTACCCGCAATGTTGGCAATCTCCGACGCCTCTTTGATCTCGATCTCTCGTGCTCGAAGCTCTGCATACACGCGGCCCAAATCTGCCGTCAATTCCCGGATGTTCTTAATCTCTTTCATCGTTTTGTTGGTTTTTGATTTCTCGGTATAACTTTAGTTGAATACGTTTGTAGTCGATTGTTCCTGGGGTTACGGGGAGGTTGCATTGTTTTAGTTGACGCCTTAAATAACCGTCAGACAATATCTCGCGCTTATATCGGCGTATTTCCCGCACCTTTTCGGGATTAGCGGCGCGCCACTTGCGGGAATATTTCTTGTACCTTTCGAAATTCTCAGCATAATGCTTACGGCCATATTCCAATATTTTTTCGTGGTTATCAGCACGATACTTGCGGTCATACTCCCGCACCTTTTCGGGATTATCAACTCGCCACTTGCGGGTGCGTTCCAGTACCTTTTCGTGGTTATCAGCACGATACTTACAGGCGTGTTCTCGTTTGCAATGTTTGCAAGTATAACTATAACCTAATTCGCGGGTCTTATCTTTTACAAACTCGCTCAACGGCTTTTCCTGCCCGCATTTGCGGCAGACGCGGGTAATGTCATCCATAATTTCTTACTTTTAGGGGTTATTCGTAGATAGGACGCCTGCCGACAATACTACTATGGCGGTAATACTATTGCGACGCAGGGAGGATTAGAACAGCCGCCCCTGAACATTATCATCCGGACGCCTCACAGCATCCGCCCACCGCTCGTGTACGAACATCTTTTCTACGCGTTTTATCGTTTTTGATGATGAATAGGTGCATGCTTTGTCAATACTCGCAAAGCATATAAAGTCGTCCGGCATGGAATATTCCGAAACGAACACCGGGAATTCCATGCTGCGCAGCCATCTATAAAATCGTTCATGGTCGAAATCGTCGATATACCCCGTCGTGTTAGCATACGGCGGGTCGCAGTATACCGTCGCGCCCGGCGGTATAGCAACATCGCTGTAATCCTTTCGGGACAGTTTCAGTCTTTCCAGACTTTGCAGACTTTGCAGACTTTGCAGACTTTGCAGACTTTGCAGTCTTTGCAGACTTTGCAGACTTTCGTTTAAGGACGCCCACGGAATAGTTAACGCCGGTAAAATTTCTTGCAACTTCTCGTATTGTTCAGAGGATGGCAACATCCATTGAGATTCGCAAAAATAATGCCTACCCATATAATTCCCAAGGTGTCGGTCGACATCTTTTTGCGTAAGACCGGATAATTTCAGGGCGTTCTGTAAATATTTTCGCAAATACGCTGGTTTAACCCGAAAAACATCTGTATGTATCGCCTTTGTATTCAATGTGCCGTCCGCATTGTATTGAGGTGCCACGTCGCACGCTGCGCACAACTTCAGCACCTTTTGCGTCAGCTCTCCTATTTCATCACGGACTTTTGCAAATTCCCGGACAAATCCTTTCCATGCCAACCGCGCGCTCGTGGGCGTTCCCGCGGAAAATATCGCGTGCATGTGTTTTTTGAACCGCTCAACCTCCGGAGCATATAGATATGTCTGCATACCAGTCCCAAAGCTCCAGCAAAGACGCACGTAGGGGTCGTCATCTTTGAGACGGAAGAAATCCTCCCGACTGATCCATCGACATTCATTCCGGTATTTCCCATCGATGGCATCACGGAAGACTTGGGGATATTCCGTAATATCGTTTGCAATGAAACGTCCGAATTTACCAGACAATATGGCAGCGTGAGTTACCGCACATCCTCCGGCGAACAAATCCACGAACGTATGCGACGCGGGAAGATTCGAAATAACCCATTTCGCAATACTATTCTTAGAACCCTTATAAGGTAATCCGTAATTCATAACCAATCTAAATGTGTTGCCATCCTCCGCGACCTCTCGGCGTTTTTGAGATAGCGCGCCTTGTATTTCTCATTGGCTTTCTCCGGAGGAACCAAGATTACCGTGTTGTTATCAAGCCGTAAAGGCACGAGACCCTTTTCTTTGAGCTCCTTGATATAACTCTGCATATATAGATGATTGTTGATCCAAAAAATGCGGGGGACTTACGACGATCCCCCGCGGTGGCGACACAGCTCCCGCGCCGCCGGTTTGCGTTCTTTATCTCCCGTTTCGTGGGCTTAACCCGCCTCGGCCTTGCTACTTCTTTCACGCGGCCTCGGATTGTCGAGGGATATACCCTCTTTCGCTTCCGTTGATTGAATGACCCTTCGATCAAACTAACAACGTGGGGATCGCTCCCCTGTTGAGCTACCCGGATTCGAACCGGAAGCGCCACCTCCAAAGGGTGATGTGTTACCATTACACCATAGCTCAAAATGCCTGTCTTTCCAGGCTGTCAGATGCTTTCGTATAACCTGTCCGATAGAGTCAAGCGTCTGTTCCGCTTTGTCATTGCCGCGCAATCGGCAATAATCCCTTGCGCTATCGTCGCTTTACTTGCACCATCAACAAAGGGGTTGCGGAGGGTGAGAGATTCGAACTCCCGAAGCGTTACCGCTCGCCGGATTAGTAAGCCGGAGCCTTCAACCACTCGGCCAACCCTCCAAATATCGCCCGCGGGCCTCACGGATGGCGGGCGACGTGCAATGATGGATAAAGAAAGGAGGCGTTAATACGCCTTATTATTTGATGAAACGCCCGTCGGCGCCTCTCTTCCGGGTATATTTCATCAGATCGAGTTCGACGGCAATACGCAGGTTGCGTTCCTCGGCGCACTTTTTCAGAAGATTATTGCGATCTTTCTCGCCTTCAGCAAAGCTCCGACGGATGTCCGCATTTACTCGCTCAAGCCGTTCGATCTCCGCACGGTATCTCTTTCGCAGAGTGAAATCAATACCCATAAATTTTCGGGTTTTGAATGTATCGGTTTTCATATTTGTGCAATTTCAGGGTTAACGACCATATGATACTCTTTGTAGCGGACAACCCGCCCTCTGTCTGCGTCGTGGCTGTAACACCAATCGCCAACGATGATGTAGCCTTTGCGCCGGAGCCTCGTGACAATCTTCCGCAGCTCCGTCGTGCCAAATTTGCTCATCGCTTTCCACACGGTCAGCGTTCCTCCTCTGATGAAGTAGGCCAATATGCGAGCCTGTGGCTTTTTTAAATTCTCCATAGTCTTGAAATTTTAAGGTATTCGTGCCCTGACGCCATCGAAGACAAGGCTCGCCGAATAAATAGTGGTATACGCCAGCCGAAGCCGGTTATCTATTTGGTCGCCATCAGGGCATAAAAGCGGGATTGCGCAAATGACTACAAACTTAAATTGCAAATGGACAGAAAGAACGTGTGCACAAAACCCGCATTGGAGCCCGGATAGGTACATTCAAACCACACCGGGCATAATATGCATTCAATTTATCCCGGTGGTCCTCGCCGCTCATATCATCGCAGCTTCGGATCCTATGCCAGTCTTTCGCGCATTTCGGCTATTTGCTTACTCGCGGCCGCATCTTCTCAATGGCGGCACATAGTGCAGTACGTTGCAGGCGTCGGTCGGAATGGTGTGGCTCCGACTGCCGGATCGCTTTCTGCCTTGCAGCTGGGGTTATTGCCAGCGATCAAACCCCTAACCCTTGCGGGATGCTATCTTGGGAGTGCGGCAGGATTCGAACCTGCGTAGATGATACTTTGCTTCACATCTCCTTCCGTTAGTTATGCGGAGGCATTGCCAACCTGCCACGCACTCCTTGTTGGTTAGTTTTCTATAAACTCCTCCACCCGGAAGCCTCGGCTTCGGCGGGGATTGCGCAACCTGCGGCATTCGACATCCGTACTGAACACCTCCACCGAGAACAGACACAGCAGAACCGCGGCCCCGATGCGTCGGGTCATCTCGGACACGTTGAGCGTGATGCCGAAATTATGCGTGAAATACCAGGTAACCAATGCCTGCAAGGTCCGCTTCGTCCCTGTCTTGTCGTAGATGCTCTGGAGATGGTTGGCTACGCATTGGTAGATCACGTTCATCCGTTCTGCGATCTCGCGGGCCGAATAGCCCAGCACGACGAGGTTCATCACCTCACGTTCGCGTTTGCTCAGTATGGCGTCAGTTTTCATAGTCTTAAGCCAGCCCCCAGGGATCGGATACTCCCCATTTGGTAAATATCTGTTCGATCTTTTCCCGTTCTGTGGGCGTATGGTTCACATAGCCATATTTGCGATTGTGGAACGCTTTGTCGCATAGGCCGCCTTCTTTTAACGCCTGACTAATCTCATCCATAGCAATGCTGGCGAGGTCCCGGCCTTTTCTCCGGGCGCGGATGATGTTGTAACCCTTTACAAAGGCACAACGCTCGATGTCTTCTTGTGAATGATTCATTGTTATTATTGTTTTTTTGTATATTTTTACATTTTAATAATCGGCAGGTAACTATACCTTTGCCGTGTATCACAATGCAAATATGTACATATTATTTTAATTATGCAAATTTTATGCTCATATTTTTATAGGTTTTTTAATAGTCCCTTTGTATATGATTGATTTCAAACGTTTTCGAAAAGACAAAAGGTTAACACAGGCGGCACTCGCAAATATGTTGGGAATGGATCAAAGCCGCATTTCTCGAATGGAGAAGAACGGCGACGGATTTACGCCTGAGCATATGGACATATTATGCAGTCGATATGCCGACATTAACGATTACGTTATCGACGACTCCAATGTCGCCCCCGCTCCCACGGTTTCCGCATTGCTGGCTTTGGTAGCCTCCCAGCAGCGCACCATCGAGAATCTTTCCGAAACCATAAAAAACCTAACTCCAAAGAACTAATCATGCAACCGTTAAGCCCGCGGGGCCAACTCGTTATTAGGTACGCCGATGCACTTATCAGGGACCGTAACGCCTACTTTGACGAGCTCGCCGTATGGAAATACCGCGTCCACTCCACTATGTTTGTTGCGTCGGCTACTATTCTGACTTTGGTTTGCTCATTAGGGCGGCCCATATCGGGCAATCCGGGTGGCACACATGCTTGCTATCCGGATTGTACATATTGGATAAGCATTGCGACAGTATTGCTGAACGGAATATGTCTACTTGCTCTTTCGGCCGCTCTGTATCAAAATATTCGCGCCACAAGTCAGGTAATGCACAGAATCGAAGAACGATTTGATGACTTAAAAGAAACACTTTTGATTCCTGCCGACGACGCTTTGATCGTTGATGGCGAATGCAAAATAATTTCACGCGTCGAAATATCGAGGTTCTTTTCGGTTTGTGAGATGGTTGCATATATTTCGTTTATATTAATGGTTGTTGGGTTGATACTTCAGTATTGTTTTGCATAAACCCTATTGGCACACTATTTTGCCCTTTCGGATTTGGTTGTTTCAATGTTTTTTATATATCTTTACATTGTTTTGTGGAGTATAACTCTTTACCTTTGCGGTGTAGTTCAATTCCACAATGCAAATATAGATAAATATCTATTATAATATATTTATTTGGGGTAATTTTTAGATAATTATTCTTTATAGTATTTAGGGAAAATATAAAGCCATTGATTTAATGACACTTAAAGAGCGCATAGAGGAATATTGCAAATATGCCAAAATACGAATTTCGGCATTTGAACGTCGTGCAGGTCTATCAAATGGCTATTTTAATCAAGTAAAAAAGGAGCCGAGCCCATCTAAATTATCTCAGATAGAAGAGGCATTTCCTGATTTAAATACGGATTGGATGTTGACTGAAAAAGGGTCAATGCTTAAAAATACCGACCAACCTGTCAGTCAAGGAGGAGAAGACGCAACACTTTCGGAAGCTGACTTAAATAATTCAAACACTATGAAGAAGTATTTAGACCAAGTCCTTCGACAAAACGAGGAACTAATCCGGCAAAACGGGGTATTACTTGACTTGTTCCGAGAAGAGAGGGCTAAAAACAAGGGCGAAGTCGCCCTAAAAAAAGAGGGCTAAAGGTGTTCTAATTAGACTAATGCCTACCGGAGGAGAGCTGGAACCGTATGCCAAAGCACACACATAATAGCACTAAACAAAAATGCCCCTCTCCGAGTATCCGGGGGGGGGGCAAATTGTATAAACCAAAAATTAAACACCATGAAGAAACTTTTACTTACTATTTCTTTGGTTTTGTTTGCGGCCCCTATGTGGGCACAGATCGATAAAGAGGCTGATCAAAAACGATACGGAAAGGGAAAGATGCCGTTCAACGAAAAAGGCGAGGTTGTCTTTTCCAAAGTTGTTCACGAGGAAAGGCATGACAAGAAAGCCCTATATAATGCGACAAAATTGTGCATAACGAATATATTTAATTCGGCAAAAGATGTTATTCAATTAGACGATCCCGACCAAGGAATTATTATTGTAAAAGGATATTCGGTTATCCCAACAAGGGCGGCAATGGGAATGATCGTGGATGCAAATATATACTACACACTTGACATAAGATGTAGAGATGGGCGTTATAAAATTGATATTCGACAAATTAAAGGACATTCTCCTGCTGGGATAACTAATGGTGTATATTTACCAGCGACAGATACCCCAGCAGAACTTCTCACTTATGACTTATGCTTTAAACAAAATGGTAAAATGAAAGCAATAGAAGGTTTTTACCGCCGGGCTATCATAGACTGCTGTAATCCTCTATTAGATCAGATTCAGAAAGATGTTCATAACAATTTAATTGCCAATCCTGATAACGATACAGAAGATTGGTAACCCCTCCTACCCCCCCCCCCCCCGGGCCACGAGCTCGGGGATTTTTTATACATATTGAACAATAAACCGCTTTAAGGTTGGTTTTCTCCCCGAGAAAAACACGGACATTTTGAACAATCTATCCCATTAAAACCCGGGCTATTCGCATCGGGTTTACGGTGGATGCATAGGCCTTCCTCCACGAACTGTGCGGCGGTCATCCGGCGGGATTTCAGAAACGCGCGCAACTCGTCTCGCAATTCCGGGGGGAGGCGCAAGCTTACAGTGACCGACGGCGCACTGCCTTTACATTTGCGCCCAGCGCCCGGGCGCGCACCGCCCCGTTTCGATGCATCCTTATTCATGTTGTGTGATTTTTTGAAGCAAGGCAACGGAATCGCGGGCCGACTGAATCGCGCTTGTAAATCGTTCCGTGGCCGCTTCACCGTTCATATCGACCATGCGTGACCGTTGCGACTTTGCCATCCGCAGGATGTCGTCAAGAGCGGCTATCTGACCGTCATACGGCTGGCCGTCCCGTCGAACGGCTGATTCTTCGCCGTGTATGTAGGCTTTGAAAGCCTTCTTCATCAACGGCCGAAGTCTGTTGATATGCGCAACAGGCTCATGCAACATTCGCACGACCTCCAGCACGCATAATACATTTCCAATGATGGCAAAATAGTATCGGTTATCTATTTGCGATTCGGATAGACAGGCGATGCTCTGCTCGAACTCTGCACGGCGTGATTTGGGAAGTTTGTATACTCTGGCGATGAACCCGACCTCCCGATCGGTGCAGACGATGAAGTCGTCGGAAAAACGGGACGATTCCGAACGGCGACTTCTATCGATAATAAATGCGGGGTACTCTTTCATATTGAGCTATTTTGTAATTTCGCCACGAAGGCATTTGCCGCCTATGCAAACGACGGCGGATCCTTTACCGATGAACCGTTCGAGTTGCCGGCGCAGCTCATCGACATTAAGCGTCTTTTTCCCAATCTTAACCAGCCGGTCATCGGCCCTGTATGCATATACGCGCGACGAGAAGAAGATGTCCGTATTGATAAGCATATCACCTTTCGCGTTGGAGGCGTATTTACCGGCATCGGACAGTTTAATGGAGGAGATAGTTTCACCGGCTTCGGCTCGGTTCAGAAGCGAACGAATGGAAATAAATTGATTGTCGTCCATGTTTTCAAAATATTCGTTATTATGTGCCGTATTTTCAACAGCCTCTTCAGATTCGACCATAGCGATGAATTCAGCATCGGCTGTGTGCAGCTCATCGACTTTATCCGTCGAAATCTTATTCGCCGCGAAAGCGATGCACCAACGCTGTTTTTCGGATAACGTGATAGCCTTGCCGACATTTATTGATTCGAGAACACGATTGCAGATGTCTACGACGAATCCTTCGCCATTCTTGGCGACGAGCTCGAGAACGATCATGGCTTCGTCCGAATATTCGAATTCACCCATGCCGACGTAGTCGCCGTCTACCATGTTGAAGATGTTGATAGCCTTGCCCGATTCAATGGCTCCTTTGACGCGATCGTAAGAATTGATAAAGTTTTTCATAGTTGCCGCTTATGGCCCGTCGGCCTTGTTTAGTTGTTTTGGTATTGCAAATATAAGCATTTAATTTGAATATGCAAAACATTTTTTCAAAAAATCTGAAAATTTTTCGTCAAACTATTGCACAATGTGCCGAGGGTTCGCTCCTTTGCATCGTAAGCCTGTGATGAAGCAGGCCACGGACAAGAAAAGCGGTAATAACCGCGAATCTTAACGACGAAAGGACACGTTGTTGGTAGTAGGTTTCCTGGGAACGAGGGTCTGTGGCTATTCATCCGGCCGCAGACCCTTTTTCTATGGCAAAGAGAACGGAAGGACCCAATAAGACACTCGACAGCAAGCCCGCCCGCAAAGTGGGCCGCCCTCGTGCATATACCCCCGAAGCTCTTGAAGTCAAGTTCGAGGAGTATGCAAAATGGGTGAAAGCGAATCCACGATACAGCAACAAGGTATTGGCCGACGGCTCTGTTATTCCCGTACCTTACGAACGACCGCTGACACTTGTAGGATTCTGCGTGTTCGCGGAGATTGTAGAGAATACTTTCCGGGAATACGAAAAGCAGGATGAATTTTTGAGCGTGTGTGCACGCGTGCGCGCGCGAATCGAATCCGATCAGTTGGAGGGCGCTATGTGTGAGCAGTATAACCCGACAATTGCATCGCGCGTTCTGCATCTTGCCGACCGCCAGGATGTGACAACCAACGGCAAGGCGATAACGGCCGCAACACAGCCTATTTCCGTGGTCCTCGATCCCGAAGCTGCCAAGATCATTCAGTCCATCGGCAAAATGACAGTGAAGGAATGACGCCCGATCCCGTAACATACAGAGGCAAGACCTACAAAGTCAAAATGTACCTCTACCAGCTATACGACGGGAGCGGCGCCGTCGTCCGTATCTTCGACGAGGGAAGCTCCCGATCCGGAAAGACTTTCGACACGGCAGACTTTCTGTATGACATCTGCGCATCATCGTCCGTACCTCTTAAAATATACTGTTATCGGGCCACGCTTCAAGATTGCAAGGAAAAGACGCTGGACGACTTCCGCAAGAAGCTGCAATTACGCGGCGTGTACGATCCCGATTGTATGCGTGGCGAAAACATTCTCCCTGAATATCGCATCAAGGATAGCGTGATTCGTTTCCGAGGTCTCGACAAAATGGATGTCAAAGAGGGCCACGACTGCGACATCGTATATTTCAACGAGATGCTCGACGGTGTAAGCCGTGCGCAATTCGACAATATCACCATGCGTTGCACGCGGATGGTCATTGGCGACTGGAACCCAAAATACACGGAGCATTGGGCGTTCCATTTGGAAGGCGCCCCGGATACTATTTTCACGCACACGACGTACAAAGATAACCCCTTCTGCCCGGCGGGAGTTCGCCGCACAATCGAAGGATACGAACCCACACCCGAGAATATCGCCGCCGGAACTGCCGACGAATGGCGCTGGAAAGTGTACGGCCTCGGAGTACGTGCCGCGCAGGAGGGGCTGATATTCCCCGACATCGACTGGATCGACGAATTCCCCGAAGACATCGAACGCGTTGTATTGGGCCTCGACTTCGGATTCACAGCAGACCCCACGGCCTGCGTACGTGTCGGATTCCGCGCCCCGAACCATCTTTACTTGCAGGAGCTGATATATCAGCCTATCGACGACACCTCGAAATTATATGCAGCGCTTTCGCCGCACTTTACAAACGGAGTATCCCGATGTTATGCAGATAGCGCCGACAAATATGCCAAATCCCCCGAAAGCATGATAACCGCAATGCGCATTCAAGGGCTTACGGTCATTCCTGTTCGGAAATACCCAGGGTCTGTCATGGATGGCATCACGTCCATGAAAGGATGCAAGATACATTGCGTGCGTTCGCGCAACATGCAGATAGAAGCAAACTCGTACGTGTGGGAGACGGTGAACGGCATCGCCATAAACTACCCGCACGACGAATTCAACCATCTATGGGACGCTGCCAGATATGCCGTTCAGTCTGAATTCAAGAACCTTATTCAAATAGCTGCATAATGAATCTATTCGGCTACGAAATACGCAGGAAAAGCAATAATACAGCCTCAAATTTGCCGGCATCGACATTGAGCTACATCGGCGTACCTCCGGTATTTCAGGGATCAACTGAAACCGTGGGGACGATCGACACCAGGGGCAAAGCGGGACAAGCCAAAGCATACGCACTTTGCTCGCCGCTGATGTCTGTAATCTCGAAGAAATGCGCGGCAATTAAGAATCTACGTCTTGCGGCCACCACGGAAGATGGTGAAGACCTCGAACGACCGGACGCCGTGCGGACCATATCGCATCCTAATAGCGTGCAGGGCATCGCGGACTTCGTGGCACACATCGAGGCCATGACGCAGATTTTCGGCAAAGCCTATATCGTACGCATGGAATCAGTGGGATTCCCGGGAGCTTTCGAGCTGTTCGTCGCCCCCAATCTTTGCGTCACGGAAAATGCCGCAATATCTCCGGCGTTATCGTTCATTCCCGATGCGGACATCGTGGATTACACGGTGACCATTTGCGGGTCTTCGATGAAGATAGCCAAAGAAGATATGTTCATCGTGAGGGATGCCTCTTATGATCTCAATGCTTGCGGCGGCAACATCTCCCGAATGGTATCGTTGCAGAAGGCGGTGAATACTTTCGTAGCATCCTACGAAGCTGTGCATGAACTGATGATCAACCGCGGTATGCTGGCTATTATCTCGCTGACATCCGGAAGCGGCGATATTATTCGAGATGCTCGGCTGCCGGAAACAGAGTCGGAGAAGAATAACATACAACAGGCATTCAGAAAGTACGGCATCCGGGCCGATCAATTCAAATACGCTATCACGTCCATGAATGCTGCCGTAAGTCCGATATCATCAACGATTACCGATCTGGGACTGGCAGACGTGCAGAAAGCCTGCAGGAAGGAAATCGCGGACATCTACCAAGTGCCGAGCGTGCTGCTCGACGTAGAGGGTTCAACATACGCCAACGCCAAAGAAGCGAAAACGATATTATATAACGACGCGATAATCCCCGAGGCAAATAATATATTCTCCGTGCTCAACAGGATATATGGCTTTGAGGATTTCAAGGTGATGCCCTACTACGATCATCTTGAACTCTTCCAAGAATCTAAGCGCGAACAGGCGGCGGGCATGACCAATCTTGTAAATGCCCTGAATAACGCCGTGTCCGGCGGTCTGATGACCACGGAGCAGGCTAAAACAGAACTTTTGAAATATATCGTATAACATGAACTTATCTCAGCAAATAGAAGCGCGCCGGGCGGCAATGGGCAACACTTGCCGCAAAGAGTTCGCCGTGACAAAAGCGGACATTGCGAACGAGGACGAGCATATTATCCTCGTGAAGTTCGCCAATTTCGGCAACAAGGACAGCGCGGGCGATATTCTTATCAAAGGATGCTTCGCCAAGTCCATTAACGACAGGGGCCCGGGATCGGCCACAAACCGCAAAATCGCGTTCGTATGGCAACATGATTTCGCCGACCCTATCGGCCGGATACTGTCTATCGAAGAGCGTGAAGACGGTGCATATGCAGAAGTTAAGCTGAGCAACTTCGACGCGGTGCCGAATGCAAAGCGCGCGTGGTTCCAGCTCAAAGACGGCGATATTAATCAGTTCTCGTTCGGATTCAATTACGTATGGGACAAAATGGAATATGACGAAGCCCTCGACGCGTTCATCGTTAAGGAAGTCGTATTGCATGAAATATCCGTCGTTACTGCCGGAGCCAACGAGGAAACGGCATTCGTCGGTGCTGTGAAGAGTTTACCGGACGCCATCAAGGTTATGAGCGATGCTCTCAATGCGGCGTCATTGGAGGAGAAAATGAAGATCAAAAAGCAAATCATCGAGACATTGAACGCAGCCGAGCCGGAGAAACCACTCACTGAAAATATGTTCGGGAAAATAGGTTCACATATCAATTAACCAAAAAAACACAAAGAAGAATGGAGATTAAACCATTTGTGCTTCCCGCTGGCGTAGAGTTCAGCGAGGACGAGAAAAAGGGCCTGAACGCGCTCGGAGATTATATCAAAGGGCAGTTCGAGGAGATGGTCGCAGGCATCAAGTCACAGAACGAGATCGTCGAGGCTGTCAAGGAGGAGTTCGGGAAACTCGGGCTGTCGCCGGCGAAGATCGAAAAACTGGAGGGCGCGCTTAAAGCCCAAGGCGTCGAGATCGCCACGATGAAGAAAGGCGCTCCCAAGCAGGAGGGACACAAAACGCTGGTCGCCGCTATGGAAGAGGTGCTGAAATCGGAAGAGTTCGCCGCCGCATATAAGGATATGCGGAACGGACGAGGCAGAGTATCGACGGGTGAGTTCGCGCTCAAACTCGACACGTCGGCCGTGACGAACGAAGACCCCAACCGCACCGTGCTGACGACGAAGATTTACGCAGACGCCAGCCCCCGCAATGCGTTCGTGCAACTCTTCACGCGCATCAATGTGCCAGACGACAAGAACCGCATCATGTACAACGATGCTTCCTACACCGACGGCACCGGGTATGCAGAGGAGATGACAAAGCACACCAATACCGACGCCGCCACGCTTACGGGCAAATACCGTGAGCTGGCAAAACTCGGTTCCGTGCTTCCTTTCTCGGCTGAGAGCGCCGAAGATTTCGGGTACTTCCTGGCATGGGCGCAGACGAAGGCCCAGCAGGGGATCGCAGCCAAACTCGATTCTCTGCTGTGGGACGGTGACGGCGTGGATGCCTCCAAGCCCAAACACATCTACGGACTGAAAACATCCGGCGTTACGGCATTCAATGCAACGACGGCGGGTGTGGCAACCAGCGTGTCAGCACCGAACATCGCCGACCTGATCCTCGCCATGAAAACGCAGGCAAAGGTCGAGACCAACGATTCGATGGCTCCGAATTACGTGCTGATGAACTATGCCACCGAATTCAAGATGCGCACGCTGAAGAACACCCTCGGCGACTACATCACGGTGCTGCCCAATGGGGCCTTGTCGGTGCATGGCATGACGATTATCCCGACCCCGAAACTCACGGCCTCGGAGCTCGTCGTGCTCGATTCCACGACGCTCCAGCTGCACGACAAGCGCAATATCACTATGGAGATCGAGCGCGTTCCGGAGACGGATTCGTATCGTCTGTGGCTGTGGTATCGCGGGCAAGCCCTCGTTACACGGCCGGATATGAAAGCGAATATCTATGTCGCCGACATCAACACCGCCTTGGCCGCCATCGAGAAAGCAACAGCAGAATAGGGCAAGTAACCCATGAAAGCGAAAGATGAAGCAGCTATGACACGCGCCCCCGTTAGGCGCGGTCGTCGCGCCCTTAAAGCCAACGTCATGCGCGTCGAAGTCATTAGAGCGCACGACGGGATCAACAAGGGCGAAATACTCATCAAATCGCGGGCAACTGCGGAAATGATGATCGCCAAAGGGTTCTATAAAAAGACCTTGGAGGAGTAACCGGATAGGGGCGGCAACACGCCGCCCCTATCTTCAAATAAAATACCATGATCTTAGACGAGCGATATTTCACCTATCCCGAGACATATATTGCTGGAATAGAGACAAAGAGCGACGGTAAACCCGCCGGACCTGCCCCCAAAATCATAAGCGACATCCAGGCATATATCGCCAAATACGAACCTCGGTTTCTGCGAATGCTTCTGGGGTCGGATGTCGCCGACAATATTGAGGATTACCCAGCTATTGTGGCGCTGCTGGCTCAACCGGACAAGGGGACATCCGTAATTGCCAAGTATATCTATTTCTACTACTCGCGCGACCATATGACATTCAACACCGTTGCCGGGGAAAAGTTGAAGAACACCGAAAGCAGTACCCGGACATCTCCGACACATCGGCTCGTCCGCGTGTGGAACGATATGGTAGACGAATGCCGAGAGATCATCCGCATCGTTGACAATGTTAAGCTGTGCCCGGACTTTTACGCAGAGATATTCGAACCGATCAATACTTACAACCTATGAAGATAACCCCCAAAGATACGGTTAGTGATGTTGTGATGCGCAACCGTGCATTATTCAGCATGGGTACCGAACGTATCGTAAAAGCCATACAAGGCCTTCCGGAGCCGGAGTTCGTGCCTATGAAACGCCGAATGTGGTTCGACAAACGGCTGCCCGTGCGTGACATTGCCGACATCACTATGGGCGAACTGAACGCCATAGAAGCCCGGAAACCGTCGTACGAATATTTTTGCATCGTGCTCGGCGTGATGCTCGGGCTCGTGAAGTTCAACCGCATAGGCGTTGACGATAATCCGGATTGGAACGCGGGGTTCAGCATAGACGAGGAGCAAATCGGACGCCTCCGGTTCATCCGTGCCCAGCGCTATTTCATTGCCATACAGAAAGGGTTGGAAGGTATCGGCAAATCGTGGGAAAAGCTGGAAATGCCCCTCACGGCCGCCGAGATGAAAGCGCGTGTCAAGCGACCCAATCGCGGTCTTGTTGCCGTCTGCCGCAAATACTGCCAGATAATGAACGGCGCCGTAGATATGAATAAAGCATGGAATACGCCGTGGGCGACAGTATACGAAGCATTCGAAGCCTGCAAGTGCGACAACATGGAACAGCGAGCCATCTATGAAGCGAACAAATCTAACGGGAGACGGAGACGATGAAAAAAAGCATCAACGAGATATTCAGAGAGTGCGCCGAGGCGGAGGGACTGTGCTCCTATATGTACGCCCGGATAGCCGAAGCAAACTACCTGATGGACGATGTCAAGCAATACCCCGTATTGCTCCGTCAGTTCAACGAGACGATTTCTGAAACACGGATGTCGGACATGCGACGCCGGACGACGACGCTCTATTTCTGCGACGCCCTCGGGAAAGCGGAGCCGGACACGGAGATCGAAGTGCAGCCAATCGTCGAAAAGATGGAAGAACGCGCCTTTGCATTTATCAACCGGATGCGGTCGATGGGTATAGAGGTCGAGCTTGTGGTCAACGCGACGCCCTTTTACGGCAAATTCGACGTGTTAGTGGCGGGCGTAACCCTAAGCGCTATTATGACCTATAACATCTGCTGATATGCCCACCATCCGGCAAATAGAAGAGGTGTTCAGCCCCGAGTGGATCATCGCCATCTGTGAAGACGAGTTCGGTCCGCTCGCCGAGCAGATCGCCTTCAATATAATGACCAAGAGAACCAACAGCGGCGCCGATGTCAACGCCCTGAACGTTCCGGAGGAGACGACCGGCGCAACGGCTGAAAGCCTTAAAACCATCCATGAAGCTACGAACGGTGGACTTACGGTCTCATTTGTCGGGCGCAAAGGCATCAAGAATATCGACGAAGGAAGTTCCCCACAGGATGTGCAAGAGGAGTTCGGCAGCTTCGAGGCATTCCGGAACGCGATAGAGCGGTGGGCGCGGGTTAAAGAATCGAGATGGAACCTTGACCCAAGATCGATAAACGCATATGGCGTTGCTTCAAGCGTCTGGGATCACGGAAGCGTGCTTTATCAAGAGGGCGGAGGAACGGAGATAATGAAAGACTTACTGCCCGAAGTTGTCGATAGAATCAGCAAAAAAATAACAGAGGAACTCGATACATCCATTTATCAACTATTAGATGCGACGATAGAATTATGATATTGCACACAAATGACGTATTCAAGGTAACCCGCCCAGAGGATATCTTCGAGACCCGGGGCCGTTTTGCGTATTTTCGGGTTGAACTGCTCTCCCAAAAGGGGAATATAGACGTGTCCCTTAAATTGACAGGAAGGCCCGATTGGACATTCACTCGGTCTATCACCTTGACACGCAAAACTAACGACAAAGGTGTGGCGGTATTCCCTGTTGGGCGAATATGCGAAAGTCTGATTCAAGGAACCAAATCGAATTTAATCACCTATGCAATTACTGCCTCCGAATATAACCATGCTGGACCGGCTCTTTACGCAGTCCCTGGATTTGCAGACCGGGAGATTCTCCCCGAATGGGGAGATGGGGAAAATATTTCACAATTCTATCCCGCTGCCCCCTGCATTGTGGTCTATCCGAACGCAGGATTCGAGCAGTCGCTATTTTTTCCGAAACAAACGGGCGAGCTTTTCGTGCTTACGCCCTCCTCGACAACAACAGAGAAATACATCGGATATTCGACATTTTCTCCCATCATCCCGTTTGATCCGGCAAAAATCCCATCTGAAGACCTTGGCAAGCCGCTTGCTGTGGGAGCCACCCCGACAGACTATAATGCGGAGATACGAACTTACTACGATTATTGCACCAAGGGGATATTTCTGAAATGGACGGATGCTGCCGGTATCCCCTATTTATACCGATGGACGCGGGAATCTAAAACCGACGAAATGTCTGTGGAATCTACTTATCATCAACTCGACGATACGCTGACACCTCGCGACGTGCAGAACAAGACGCTGGCCAAACGCTATACCTTGCATAGTCGCATTGTTGAAAGGGATGTTTTCAACTTGTGCCGCACGATCCTCGGATGTCAGGATTTGTTTATGTACGACCCGGATGCGGGCAATTGGGTGCGTTTCATGGTTGAAGATTCAGAATCCGAAGACACGGGCGCGCCGATGCAAGATTTGGTCGTTGAAATAGTAAGATACGAATATCTATGACAACCTACGAACTATACATCAACGATATTCTGTGCGACCTTTCGAGCGACGAGGTCGTAACCCTGCTTTATCAAAGTCCGATATTTTCGAGCCTCGACAGCATCCAGTCGAACCGTTCCTACAATGTTGCGCTGCCGCCTACGCCTACGAATATGCAGGCTATCGGTCAGGCAGCCCGCCCGGATGTGGATGCTGACGCTCCGTATGTACGACTTCCGGCGGCGTTGTATCAGGACGGGGTGCCGCTGTTCACGCAGGGATTCGCCGTGGTTACGGATATTGCGGATACGATCAATGTAACGCTTACGTGGGGCAATGCGGATAACTTTCAGCCTCTGTTTGACGCGAACCTGCGGGATTTGGGGCCGCAACTGGAGGCGGCAGGGGAGAACATTGTCGCTTGGAATAAGAATACGGCGATCTTGGAAGGTAGCGCAACCGGTGAATATCCCGGCGTTGCTTTCTGGGGCGTGGATTTCGGGATGGGGATATCCGATCCTAAATACCTGCATCCCTCAGTACTGGTGTCGTCGATACTGTCTGCTATCGAGCGGCAGAATGGGGTTACCATCGACGGCAAGGAACGGTTGGCTTATAGTAAAAATCTTGGGCCTATTATTCCGCTCACTCGCAAAAAGGTAGGGCCCAAAGCAAATGGGTATTCCAATTATTGCGATATATCAATGTCGGCCAGCGATATATTGCCCAAAGAGCCGTGGGTAAATACTCGTGGGATATTCTCTACATCCGAGCCGAGAATAAAACTTAATGATTCAGGGACATCATATATTACACTATATCATCCTAATAGCCCGACGGGAGATTTTTTGCTCCCGCACAACGATGCGAACGATATTTCATCGTTGAAGATATCAATTTATTGTGATGGCGTATTTCTGGGAGAGGGCGAGAGTTATGAAAAAACCAAAACCCCGGATACGATGTGGATGTTCAAATTCCACAAAATATCGGTACAAACCGACACGCAAGGGGTTGTAACAGTAAAAATGAGCAAACCTATCTCCGGGTCGATGGTTCCGTTGCCTAATCCTATAATCTCAATTCACAATTCAGATTGGGATATATATTTCCCGGGATTCTTCCCTGTTGCGCCTAATCTTCCCGACATCTCCCAGGGCGATTTTATCCTCGCCCTGATGTCCATGAACGGCCTATTCGCCTATGCGGACAAGAATAGCCCGAACACGATCAAGCTGATAAGCATCGATGACATAATCGCCAATGTTCAGAAAAACGACATCATCGACTGGAGCGGCCGGGTTATCCTGAATGACCTGCACCGAGTCGATATGCCAGACGCCTCGATGTTCACCATCGACGACCTCGCGCAAAGCAACATCCTCGACTACGACAACGACGACGATGTAAAGGCTGACACGCACGGCACCATCACGATCCGCAACGAAAACATCGAGAAAGAAACGGAGCTGGTGTCGCTGCCTTTCTCTGCATCTGAAAATGCAACGACGGACGGGGTAAATTGCGCCGTTGTGCCGATCTATGAGGATAACGGAAAAGGCGGCGCCAATTATTCGGAGTGCTCACCACGCATTCTATCGGGGCGTGGAGCGTTTATGTCGGGCATTGCCCGATGTATTGGCGTATTCGATCCGTGGATGAAGTTCGGCGGCGAGGAAGGTATCGTAAAGACCCGATATTCGTCCTATCAGAAAGTCGTTGACCGACTGCGAATCATCACCATTCGGGCAAAACTCACGGCTCTCGATCTCTACAACCTCGACTACACGAAGCCGGTGTATATAGCCCAATTCGGGCAGATATTCGCCATATATTCGGTAGAAACAGGCGAAAACGACATCTGCGACTGCCAACTGCTGAAACTGAAAGTAGACGGAGTGGTGGCAGCAACGTATTATCTGCGCTTGAACGGCAAGAATGAAGACAGCCAATGGGTTGCAGAAGCGGACGACATTAACGGCACAGCGTATACCATAACATCGAACGGAACGCCCTATATCGTCGATTACGATTCCCGTCTTTATGTCGATCTGTACGAGGAGGACGGCGATCTGTATCTGTCTATCTCCGCCCCCGAAAACGCCGGAACAGAGGAAATTAATTACAACCCTGTCATTCTGGGAATTCAGGAGAACGACGCCGTGCGCCGGCAGGTGGCAGTACTCCAGAAAGCAAAGTCGGCTTAATTTATTAACCATTTAACCCATATGAAGAAATATGGCACAGGACACTATCGACAAGATTATTAATATCCAGTTTAACTATGGCGAACTGGTGCAGGGGTGGCAGAAGGCGACCAGGGAGATCGAAATAAACAAGAAGAACCTTGCGGAACTGAAGCAAGAGTACAAGAATGGTGAAATGTCTGCCTCGGAATACAATCGGGCGTTGCTTGAAATTACAAGCACGACAAAGGCACTCACCGCCGAAAAGAAAGCCTACGAGAAAGAGATTCAAAGCAACATTAAAATTGAATCACAGGAGATGGGATCACTTAACCAACTTCGGGCGAGCCTACAAAAAATGACCGCACAATATAATGCTATGTCGGCAGCCCGTAGGGAAGGTCAAGAGGGCCGACTTTTGGCTGCCTCCATCAAATCACAGCAAGAAGCAATTAACGAAGCGGAGCAGGCTCTTGGGAATTATCGCTCTCAAGTCGGCAATTACGAGAACGCCGTTAGAAACGCATTGCCATTTGGCAATAGTTTTCTTCTGCAATTATCGGAGTCGGCCCAGCAGGCGGGCGGGATGACCAATATGGTCAAAGGGGCTTCTGCTGCTGTTGGCTCACTTGTAAAGCAGGCTGCGGCGTTTATAGCAACCCCATTAGGGGTGACCATTGCAGCGATATATGCCTCGTATAAATGGATGTCGTTCTATTTAGGAGAAGTAAACGATCGAATTCAGGAAAATGAACGCTTGACATATAAACAACGCGAGACATTAACTGCCGCTGAAGCATGGAACGCAGCTTATACAAATTCGATTGATAGGATGGCCGAGTCGATGGTCAACGCGCAATCTAAAGCCAAAACATTTTGGACCATGATGAAAATATATTTAAAAGATACTTTTAAATATGGAATTGCAGGGGGACTAAATACTTTAGCATTTGGGGGACAAGCGGCTGAAGTTGGCGAATTAAAAGCTATCTATGACCAAATTGCGGCCAAAGAAAGGGAGCTTAATACTGCCCGAAGAAATAGCTATGAAGAACTGGCAAAATTAGAAACTAAAATTGCGGAGGATAGACTTAAATCTAATGATCGACGGGCATATTCGGATAAACAGCGACGTCAATTTGCGCTTGACGCTATAAAAGCAACTGAAACGCGATATGCTATAATCAAGGATATTGCAAGCAAAGAACTCGAATTGGAAGAGTTGAGAGCTTCGACTACTGAAAACAGCATCGAAACCAATGATAAATTGGCACAAATGCGAGCTGGAATAATCAGATTAGAGGCCCAAGAAACGAACTCTCTACGGGAGCTTCAAGAGCGACTGAATGAAACATCGGATAAAGCAAAGCAATCTGCTAAAACGCAGCTCGATTTAGAAAAGCAATTATCAAAATCCATTCTCGAACTTAGACAAGCGAGCCTTGAAAAAGACCTGGAACTTTCCCGGCTTCGCTTTTCGTGGGAACGCCAAGAGTTGGAAAACAAACTCAAATACGACAAAACGCTGACTGCGGAATCTCGGGAAGCTATAAACCAGCTGATTCTGAATATGGAGGAACGCAGGTATAAGGAAGAATCCGAAATACGCCAGCGTTGGAGCGATAAAGAGTTCGAGGAAGAAGCACGCAATGCAGAGAACCGGATAAAAATGCGGATCAAAGTCCAGGAAGAGATGGATAAACTATCTCTTGCGCAAGTAAAAAATAAAAACTACTCCGATTTGATCGGGGACGACAAGGACGCACGAATTAAAGCACAGCAAGCTGTTGCAAATGAAGAATTGCGTATTGCTCAAAGTAAATATGACGCTATTTCACAAATGGACGAGGAGCAATGGAGTGCACAATACGGTTCTATTCAAGCCTATGAAATGGCCCGACTGGACGCAGAAAACAATGTGCAAGATGCAATCAAGAAAACGACCGACCTGTCTATTGCGTCGCAACGACAGGCCATAAAAATGCAACAGGACGAATTGACGGCCGCTTCCTCGTTAGTTGGAAGCCTCCGAGGTTTGTTCGGGGCATTAGGCGATGATCTTGAGGCATTTGCGATTGCAGAACAAGCATTGGCGGTGGTTCAGATCATCATTGATGCCCAAAAAGCGACATTGGCTGCTTTGGCCCAGTCGTTCAGTCTTGGGCCTATTGCCGGTCCTATATGGTTTACAACACAGAAAGGGATTATAGCGGCGCAGGCAGCAATAGCTACCGCGACAACACTTGCGCAATCTATCCCCTCGTTCTTCTCGGAAGGCGGTCTTGTCACAGGGCCGGGCTCCGGAACTTCGGACAGCATCCCCGCAATGTTATCCAACGGCGAAGCCGTGATGACGGCCCAGGCTGTCAACGACTGGGGCGCAATGCTCTCGGCCATGAACGTGGCAAGCGGCGGAAACGCCATCCAAGTATCGAATCTTCCCCAGCGCAACGACGGAATGAAGGGGATGGAGCGCATGATGGAACGGGCCCTGATGAATATGCCGGCGCCCATTGTTTCGGTGGTTGACATCAACAAGGGGCAGAAGCGGGTCAAGGTTCAAAACAGCCTCGGAAAATTGGGGCGAAAAAAATACAAATAATTATTGCACAACGTGCCGAAGGTTTACACCTTTGTCACGAACGCTTATGAAGATATAAGCCGCGGAATCATGTACGAAATAACACCTACATATCACCACCCTGTAGTGGCCGAATCTGCCATAAGCGCGAGTGCTTTGTCTAACTTAACACATCAAACTAATGGCAGTACAGGCATGTACCACTACGCTCGGGCGAGACATTCTCAATGATTGCAACGAGCCCCACGCAAAAGGCGTGGAAAAGTTTTTCTATTTCATCTCCCGGGATGCTATCGACTGGGACAAATCCACGCGCGAAGGCTTCGTGGTTACCAACTTGGTGGCCCTGACCGGCAAGCGGGGTTACAAGGTCCGTAACCCATCGAATGAAACCCCGGCGATCACCATCACAGACCAAAACCCGAGCATCGACGCCGCATGGGACAAGGTTCTCCCCGTTACCCTTTTGGCTGACAGCCCGGAGAATGCCGCCGCAGTTCTCGGATTGAAGCAGGACAAATATGTCTGCATCTACGAGAACATGGAGAAAGGCGACGCGGGCAAACAGGCGTTCGGCGTCATCGGCTGGGAGCAGGGCGCGACTGGTGTAGATCTGAATATGGACAAGAGCGGAGATGTCGGCGGATGGACCGGCAATATCACCGAAACCGGGGCCCCTACTCCTAATCTGTTCTTCTACAAGACGGACTACGCAACGACGAAGGCGGCGCTCGAATCGCTGTGTTCGGCAGCGGCCTAATCATGCAGACGCAGGAATGGTATAGAGAGAGGGTTTCGGCCCCCTCTCTATCCGATGCCGACAAGGCTGTTATCAGAGCGGATTGGAAGCAGGTCACGGGCAAGGATTTCACCGCATCATTCAACGCCCGGTGCCCGAACTGTCATCACGATGCGGCAATACTAATTTTACGGACTATGAACAAGCAGGAAAACGGCGGATACATTCTTAAGAGGGGTGTCGCTTTCAGATATAAAGGCAAAGTATATACCGCCGACAATATCACAGCTCCGGCCGCTGAATGGTATATCTCGCAAGACCTGAAGCACCGAGACGATTTCGAAGTCCTTGCAAAGGATTACGACGAGTACGAGATAGTATCTTTCAATCGCAAAGAGGAATAATATGGCTGACGACAATATTCGCCACGTCAATTATGCCAGTGATTTCCGAGTGGTGTTTTCATTTCCAGACGGCAAACTCCCGGATTATCCTTGGCACATCGAGCTAAAGACACCGGACACCCCGGCGTATAATACTTATGTGGCCTCGTTTGACGGGTCAGTTTACAGGCGGTGCGTGCCACTTGAAGATAATTCCATTCTGGTGCTTGTGGATAGGCACCATCTTGCGCCCGGCATCCTGTGCTACCAGATGAAGCGAGATGTCCCTGACAGTCTATTCCCCGACGGTGAAATGAATATCACAACGCCGGGATGCACCAGCATTGAGTTGTGGAGTGGAACATCGGAAGAACTGCCCATTGAGCAGATCAATACGATCATTGCCACACTCAAAGGCGAGCCAGGAGACGCCGGACAAATAGAAAACATAACCGCTTCAGTTAATAATACAACCGGCGCACCAAACGTAGAAGTTCAACTTGGAGGTACCCCCGAAAAACGAACTATAGCTCTTAAATTTTCGGGGATCAAAGGCGAAACTCCCCAAATATCGGCCGACGAGGAAGGCAATATCTATTCTGACGGAGAGCTTGTGACCGCTGTCGTGGCGAAGGTCGTCGTTAAAGCCGACACCGCGTCCACCAACGCCGACCAGCAGGCCGCGCGTGCGAAATCTCTGGCCGACCACCCTCCGAAGATCGTGGATGTCGGGGGGCTCAAATACTGGGCTTTTTGGGACGATGCGACCAAAGGCTACGTAACCTCGGAATACCGGGCGGACGACGGCACTATCGTGCAGCAGGTCGAGGGTTCTGCCGTTTCGCTGGATGTTGTGGGCGGGACGATGTACCTCTGCGGGGAGTTGACCTCGCTGACGCTAACGAGCATTCCGACGTCTACGAAACTCTCGATCATCCGCTTCGCGTCGGGAGCGACCAAGACGCAGTTCTCCTATCCGGAGGACTTCAAGATCACCGGATGGACGCAACCCGAGGAGAATAAGAGTTACACCATCTGCATCCTGTTCGGTGCGGGCAACATGACCTACGATGAATAGTCTGCTCTATTACTACAACAACGTGCAGAAGATGGCCGCCTACCGGCAGGCCAAGAGGATGCAGCGCGGGGTGAAGTTGGGGTATAAGCAATTCGGTAATGGCGTAAATGACACCAGATTTGAATCTGCGCCAATTCCTATTGGTACCTCTGATTTCAGTTTGGAGCTGTATATGAACTCTTATGGGTCGAATCAGAGTTATCCATTTGCTTTTAACAAGAGAGTTTATTCGGTCTACGCAAAAGGAAGTATATTTTTACACAATTCTAACTCCTATGAGAATGGAATATATTCTATTCTCATGGAAGCCCCGGCAGATGAAGAGTCTAATGCAGATAGTATATATCCTTCTTGGCAAGCCCCGACTGCGGACGAGAAATATCTGCTGACTATTACCCGTCAAGGCACAACGGTAAAGGCGTACATCAACGGTGAATTGAAGGTCACCAAAGAGCAGAGCGAGGTGAAGGATATGGGCGATCTCCAACTCGCTATCGCCAACTCCTCGGACGTAGGTTTCGTCCGGGTGTGGAATATGTGTCTTTCGGCTGATGATGTTACCGCACATTACAACAACGGCGACCCGATGGGGTACGTCGTGCCGAAGGCGATGCGGGAGCTATTATCGGTAAATCTAATTGGTAGTAATTCTTTTACATGGGACGGATCTGATTCGCCTTATTACTATAATATAACCGGGAATCCTATAACCATCGGAAAATATTATAAAATCAATGTGACTGTTTCAGACTATCAATTAGGATCTCCGCGTATTTTCGCAGGTATATCATATCCTATCCCTGCCCAAAATGGCACGTTTGATATTGTAGTTTATAACGAACGATATGTAAATAATTTCCCAATTTACGGTGGTAGTGACGGTGATCCAAATAGACATTTAACTATTACCGTCAACAGCATCACCTCTGTCGGCCTCCTTGCCGAATACCTGCCGCAGAATCTGATGGGGTCGAGAAAAGAATCAATAGGATTTACTCATT